GTAGATGAAACAAACCTAGCACCTGGTCAGGATCTTACAGTATATCCAGGTAAAATTTTTAGAAGACAAGGTGGTGCGCCTGGTCAAGCTATATTTGGTACTAAATTTCCAAACGTGTCAAGTGAAAATATGATGTTGTTTGATAAAGCTAGAGTATTATCAGATGAGTCATCAGGATTACCATCGTATTCATACGGACAAACTGGTGTGCAAGGTACAGGTAGAACTGCATCAGGCATATCTATGTTGATGGGTGCAGCCAGTAATGCTATTCGTACAGTGATTAAAAACATGGATGACTATATGCTACGTCCTATGGGTGAAGCATTATTTGCATTTAATATGCAGTTTGACTTTGATCCAGAGATAAAAGGTGATCTAGAGATTAGGGCTAGAGGTACTGAAAGCTTTATGAAGAATGAAGTTAGATCCCAGCGTCTTATTAGTTTCTTACAGATTGCAAGCAGTCCTGTACTAGCACCATTTGCTAAGTTCCCATACATCATGCGTGAGATAGCAGCAACTATGGACTTAGATGTAGATAAAGTAACAAACAATCCTGAAGAAGCATTTAGACAAGCATTGCTATTACAACAAATGCAACAACAGATTGTAGCAGAAAACCCACAACCACAACAAGATCCTACAGGTGCAGGAGGTGGTAATATAGGAACTGGTCAAGCACCAGCACCAGGAGAACAGGGATTTGCTACAGGAGGTGGACCTAATGCAGGAACACAACAGCAACAACAACAGGCACAAGCTCCTCAAGGTGGTGGACAACAAATACCACCAGAGTTAATGGCTATGCTACAGCAAGGAGGTGGTGGTAATGCTTGACGTTAAAACTGCTAGAGACATTTTACCGTTAGTCAATACACCAGATTTTACTGAGTTATTTAATTTATACCTAGACTGTAAGAAGCATGATGCCTTACGTGTGCTAGAGCAGAGTGATGATGAAGTAGAACTGTACAGAGCGCAAGGTGCTATCGCTATGCTAAGAAAGCTACGAACTATGCGTGTAGAAGTACAGACAATACTAAAAGGAACTTAATATGGCAAAAGCAAAACTTGGACCTAAAAATAAAGAAGATTATAATTATCTTAAAGATAAAGGTTTAGAAATTAACGCTATTAAAAACCTTAAGGGTAATATTTATATCGAATCAAATAAATCTTATGATTTTAATAAGACAGAAAATTTAAATTATACTACGGTAAAAAATGCAAGAAACGCTGGCATTGATAATATTAGTAAATTAAAAGATTCAGAAATTAAAAAATTATTAAATAATAAGGAAGATTTTGCTAACACAGCATATGCAAATAGAATGGGTAATACTGATCCTGGAGACGGCTATAAATATAGAGGTAGAGGTTATATACAAATAACAGGTAAAGATAATTACAAAATAATTGCTGATGCTTTAGGAAAACCTGAAATATTAGAAAATCCAGATTTAATATTAGAAAATCCTAAAATAGCATTAGATGCTATGTATGCATTTGTAGAAAATAGAGGTTTAACTAATCCTGATTTAACAACAGAAGAAGCTGTAAAATTAATTTATGGTTCTTACCCTTCTGGTTCTAGAGGTGCTAAAAAAATTATTGAAAGAGCAAAAGAAATTGATATAGAGTATGATCCAAAAAGAATCATAGAAGAATTAGATCCTAATTCTAAACAAACTGAAACAGACAGAATGTTAGAAGAAGAGAAAATACCAGAACCTACATTAGAAGTAGATCCTGGAGATGAGGAAAACCCTAGAACACAATTAGATTTACCTCCCCAAGCAATAACTCCTAGAGAAAGAAACTTAACAGGTATAGCACCAGATCCTATAGAAGATGATACTCAAAGAATGTTAATTAATGAAGAGTCACCTAGAAAGTTTAGAGATATTCCTCCTCAAGTAGAGTCACCAGAAGATAGAACATTAGTATCTGATGAAGAAGATATGGAAGATACACCTACAGGTGACAGTATATTTACTGAGTTTTTTTCTATGTTAGGTGATGTTAGTGATGAAGATCAAGTATTTGAAGCAGATGAGTTAAACCTTAAAGAAGGTGGATCAGTTGAAGAAGTAGACTTTGTAAAAGAGAAGTCTGAGAAGAATGATCCTCCACCAGGAGCTACACCAGAAGAAGTAGCTGATGATATACCTGCTATGTTGTCTGAAGGTGAGTATGTGCTACCTGCTAATGTTGTAAAGTATATAGGCTTAGAGCGTATCATGGATATGCATAGAGGTGTGCTACGTGAGATACAACAGATGGAGGATCTAGGTATGATCCAGAATGTTGATGAGAATGGCAAGCCTGAAGATGATGATAAAGAGATGACTTTCCTAGAGCCTGAAGAAGGTGTAATGCAGGAAACTATAATTATTGCAGGTAAACCTAAAGATGGTATGATGTGTCCACCAGGATTTAATGAGGGTGTTGCTATAAATAGAAATGTAGATGTAGGAGATTTACGAGAAAACATTGCTAGTGAGAGATCCCCAGAAGGATTTACTACTACTTATGATCGTGATGTAGGTATTATAAACATAAAAACTCCTAGTGGTAATATTACTGTAGATGATACTATAGTTAATTACAATAAAGATCCTGATCAATCTACAGAAGGAGCAGATCCTGGTGCAAAGAATCAAGGTCTTGAAAAAGAATATGAAACATTTGACGATTTTAAAAATGATTTAGTTAAATCTTTTAAAGATATTTTTGGTATAGGAGATGATGCTGATGATGAAACTATAGGTGGGGTAGAAGCAGTTGGTGGAAGAGAAGGTACTCAAAGTGATGATACTGGTAATGTAGGGGTAGGAGGACAAACACCTGGAGGTGGACCTGAAAGTGAATCTGAAGCAGCTGGACCTGATCCATCAGAAGGAGCAGAAGCAGCAGGGGCAGCTAAAGGTGGACTTATGCAACGTAAAGGCTATGCTAATGGTGGTTCAGTAAACTATAACATAGCTGGTGTAGGTCAAGTAGGTGGTAATCTTACTCAAGGTGCTATGAATGAAATGGCAGAAGCTTTACCTAAACCTAAAACATACGATGAAATAAAAGGAGATGTACAAGGATTTGAGTTTCCTGAATTAAATACAGCTAGTACAGATCCTGATAGCGAGAATTACTATGGACGTAAACTACAAGGTGATTTATTTAAACAGCGTCAAGAAAAAGCTGACCTTGTATATAGACCTGATCAAGATAGAAATAATGCATATGAGAATGATTCAGAATTAAGAGTACTCTTACAAAGAGCAGCAGTAGACAGCGATAATTTTGTTGATGTAATGGATCAATATAAAACTGGTTCAAATGATTTACTTGGTCAGGGTCCAAGCACATTAAACGAACAGTTAAAAAATGGTTTAGATGCATTAACAGATAAACGTAGAATGCTTAGAGATGGTATAAAAGCTGAAGATATACCTGAAGGTGCTACCAATAGAGATATGTTAAAGAAAATATTCTTTAATGAAATTGATGACTTTGGTGCAGAATTAGATTATGATAACTATCAAGCTAATGATAAAATAACGGGTATAATAAATCAAGATCCAGATAATTTTAATCCTGAAGCTACAGAAGAGTATAAGGCTGCAATTAAGTCTTATGATTTAGATGGCCCTGCTGATCCTCAAAAACTAGGCTATGCAGCAAGTATATTAGATAGTGACAGAGGAGCATCAGCAATACCTGTAAAAGAAGATAAAGGTTCAGGTATTATGGGTGAAAGAAGATACGTTGAAGGCGTAGGCTATGTAAAAGCAGCATAGTCAAATCAGGGCTACCTTCTACCCTTTTCATGGTGAAAAGCTACTAGATGCCCCCGAAAGAAAGAAAATAAAATGGAAGCAATACAAGAAGAAGTAAAATCAGCACCAATAATGTATAAAAGAATAAGCATAGAAGAAGAAGAAAAAGAAATACAAGAACTAGAGGCAGCAAGAAATGCTGAAAACAAACAAGTAGAAGAAGCAGAAAAAGATGAGGAGGAAACTCAATCTTTAGATGCAGAAGAAAAAACTTTTAAGAAAAGATATGGAGATCTAAGAAGACACCAGCAAAAGATACAAGAACAACATTCTGATGAGATACATAAGTTAAAACTACAGATAGAAGGTTTAACTAAGAAACAAGTAAAGTTACCTAAGACTGATGAAGAACTAGAAAAATGGTCTGAACAGTATCCTGATGTTGCAAAGATAGTAGAAACCATTGCAACCAAGAAAGCATTAGAAGCACGTAAAGATGTAGAAGAAAAACTAAAATACGTAGACGAAATGCAAACAAAGGTTCAAGTAGAAAAAGCAGAGAATGAATTATAAAAACTACATCCTGACTATACAGATATAAGGAGCAGATGAAAAGTTTCACCAATGGGTAACAGAACAACCTAAATGGATACAATCTGCACTGTACGAAAATGATACAGATCATCTTGCAGCAGCCAAAGCAATAGACTTGTATAAGTTAGAAACTAAACGAGGATCTAAAAAAGCTAGTGCTACTAAAGATGCAGCTAGGTCTGTTTCTAATGCTAAACGCTCTGAAGAACCTACAACAATAGATAAAAATGTTTGGTCAGAGTCAAGAGTAAAAAATCTTAGCGGTAAAGATTGGGATAAATTTGAAGAAGCTATCTCAGAATCAGTTAAAAATGGTACATTTGTATATGATTTAACTGGTGGAGCAAGATAAAGTACTTGACAAATTAATTTAAATGTGATATACTATATACAATTATAAAACTAGCTGATGATTAAAACATTGGCTAGTTCTTTCTAGGAGCCTCTTTTATAGACAACCTCCTGTTTATGCTAACTCTAAACATATCAACTACCTACAATCGTTAGGCCAGGATTATCCTCACCCTAAAGATGTAGCCTTGAAACTGTCAAAGTTGGCTCGTTTCGTAATAGCCGAAAGGAGATAACCAATGGCTTTTAAGACTGCAACTGGTTATGGAAATCTACCTAATGGTAACTTCTCTCCTGTAATTTACAGTAAGAAGGTACAATCAGCTTTCCGTAAAACTAGTGTTTGTGAAGATATAACCAACAGTGATTACTTTGGTGAGATATCTAATTTTGGTGATACAGTGCGTATTATCAAAGAACCAGAAATCACAATTTCTGAATATGCAAGGGGTACGCAAGTAACTCCTCAAGACCTACAAGACGATGACTTTACTCTAGTCGTTGATAAAGCTAACTACTTTGCTTTTAAAATTGATGACATTGAAGAAGCTCATTCTCATGTAAACTTTGAGTCAATGGCTAGTGATCGTGCTGGCTATCGTCTAAAAGATCAATTTGACCAAGAAGTTCTAGGTTACTTGACAGGTTTCAAACAAGCTACGCTTAGTGCTAATGCTGGAACCGCTAGAGTAGCTGCTGATAAATCTGGTACTGATCCTATTGCAGGAGCAGCAGCCAATGGTTTACTAGCTTCTATGTTAATTGCTCGTAACAGCTTTGTTTCTGCTGGTGCTGCTACCGACTCAATAGCCCTACATCCTGACGGATCTACTGGTGAAGCAACTCCTTTGGAAGTGCTAAACCGTATGGCTCGTTTGCTCGATCAGCAAAATGTTGACCGTGATGGACGTTGGGTTGTTGTCGATCCAGTATTCGCTGAACAGCTTAATGACGAGAACTCCAAACTATTGAACAATGACTTTGCTTCAGGTAATACAGACATTCTACGTAATGGTCGTATCATCTCTGGCATGGTTCGTGGTTTCAGAGTTTATATGTCAAACAACCTACCTTCAATGCTACCATTGATACTAATGGTTCAAGCGCAAATTATGGTGCAATTGTTGCTGGACATGATTCTGCTGTTGCTACGGCTTCTCAAGTAGAGAAGGTCGAAACTTATCGTGACAATGACAGCTTTGCTGACATCGTTCGTGGGTTACATTTATATGGTCGCAAGGTTCTTCGTCCTGAAGCACTAGTTCGCGCTCACTATAATATTGCTGGTTAAGGGGAGAATAGACAATGGCTACTTTTGACCTTACCGCTTCATCTACTTCTGGTGTTGGTGCAGATGTTTCTGCTGTAATGCCAGGTCATTACGGTAACAATGTAATGTACAATGTCGAGGCATACCTTGACGTAGCTGCATTAATTACTGCTGGTAATACAATAGCTGACGGAGATGTTTTTCAGTTATTAGAAATACCTGCTGGTACATTGGTACTTAATGCTGGTGCTGAAGTTATGACAGCCTTTACCGCAAGTGTAACTGCTGACGTTGACTTTGCTGCTGGTGATGATATTATTGATGGAGCAGACGTTACTTCTACTGGCTTCTGTGCCAAAGGAACTAACGGTCAAACCAATCAGGTAATAACCAACGCAGCTTCTACTTATACTCAATTTATCAGTACTACTGATACTATTGACGTTAAGTTAGCTGGAGCAGCTGCTGCTGTTGGCGTACTACGAGTATATGCTCTTTGCATTAACTGCAACGCAAATGGGAAGTTCCCAACTGCTGCTGCAAGAGATGCCTTGGCATAATAAAGTATTGTGGGATAGTTCTGTAATGGGGCTATCCCCTTCTTTAATTTGGGTGAGATATGGCTACAACATTCTTAACATTAGTTAATGATACACTTAGACGTTTGAATGAAGTTGAGTTAACAGCAACTGATTTTCCAAATGCTACAGGCTTTCGCGCACAAGTTAAAGATGCAATAAATTCTTCAATACAAGAAATATCTCAGAGGGAATTTGAGTTCCCTTTTAACTTTACTGCTGGTTCTTTAACACTGGTAGTAGGTACACAAGAGTATGCATTAGAGTCAGACTTTAAAATAGCTGATTGGGATTCTTTTAGAATTAATTATGATGCAGATAATAATTACTCTGCACGTAACCTTAAACTAATAGATTATGATACTTTTATAAAAAGATTTTTTGAAAGAGATTCAGAAGCTAGTACAGGTGATTATGATCAACCAATATATGTTTATCGTACATTAGATAATAAAGTTGGTTTCACCCCTAGACCTGATGCTGCTTATAGTGTAAGTTATAGTTACTTTGCCTATGCTACAGATCTTGTAAATGCTACAGATACTATGTCCGTACCTGATGCATACAAACACGTAGTTATAGATGGTGCGCTGTATCATTGTTTTATGTTTAGAGACAATGCTCAACAAGCACAACTAATTAAAGCAAGATTTGATGATGGCGTTGATCGTATGAGAACTCTATTAATTAACAGGTTTACTGATGTTAGAGATACTCGCGTTAGCCGATTAATAAATGTACCACATGGTAATGGTTAATGGTAGACGCTTTAAAGGATGTAACTGTCCTCTCTAAAGGTGGATTATTTACCAATGAAGATGCTTTATCACTAGCTAATACTAATCCTGGTTCTGCTTTACGTATGTTAAATATGGAAGTATCACAGTTTGGTGGGTACAGACGTATTAGTGGTTATGCTGATTATGATTCAACTTACGGTACAATATCAGGCGTAGGACCAGTAATAGGTCTTTGGATACTAAATGGTGTACCTTACGCAGCTAGAAGAAACTTAAAAGATAATAATGGTTCACTAGGTTCTAATCCTTTTGTAGTTACTAGTGGAAGTGCTACTATAACTGTTACACATACTAGTCATGGTTTAGCAGTTGGAGATAGAATACAATATTCAGGATCTGCTGCTGTTGGTGGAATTACTCCAAATGGAGTAGACATGGCAATACTATCTGTACCAGATGCTAATAGTTATACTGTAGCTTTTACTTCTGCTGCATCTTCTGGTGCTACTGGTGGTGGAAGTTCAGTAACATTTAAAGTAAACGCAATTACACAAGATTTACCAGACAATCCTTTTGCAGTATCTAATGGTAGCGCAACAATAACAGTAACACACACTAGTCATGGTTTATCTGTAGGACACAAAGTAACATTTGCAGGTAGTGCAGCTATAGGAGGTATAACTCCAAATGCTGTAGAAATGGCAGTAGTATCTGTACCTGATGCAAACACTTACACAGTATCTTTTACTTCTCTTGCTACATCTACTGCAAGTGGCGTTGGTGGTACATCAGTAACAGCTACATACAGTCAATCATATTCTATATATAAATATACTACTTCTGGTTGGACTCCTATATTTTCTAATAGATCTAATATAGGAGTTGTAAAATTAAGAACTACTGAAAATTCATTTGAAGGAACTGAATCTACTATAATATGTGATGGTGTTAATACACCAGCAAAAATTACTGCTACAGGAACAGCATCTGAATTACCTACAACTGAAGATGGCAATCCTACAGGAGCTAAATTTTCTACTGACTTTAATGGTTATCAAATGTATAGTGGTTTTAGTTCTAGTCCAAATACAATATTATTTAGTGAACCAACCAGAGATGATGAATTTACAAATGCTCAAGGAGCAGGAGAATTAACTTTTGCATACAATATAACAGGCATAGCAAAATTTAGAGATGCTTTATTTGTATTTGGAAAAGATAGAATAAAAAAAGTTGTTCCTGATGCTACTACTACATTTGCACAACAAGAAGTAACAAATAATATTGGTTGCATTGCTACAGATAGTATTATAGAATTAGGTGGTGATGTATTATTTTTAGCCTCTGATGGTATTCGCCCTATTCAAGGTACTGCCAGAATTGGTGACGTAGAACTTGAAACTATTTCTAAACCTATTCAAAATGCATTACAGTTAATAGATATTGATTTTACATACGACCAATTAACTAGTGTAGTAGTAAAAGAAAAATCACAGTTTAGGTACATGTTTGGTAAATCAAGTTTAAGTGCAACTAGTACTGCAGGATTTATAGGGTCATTAAGAACATCGGACCAAAGAGCAGGATGGGAGTTTGGAGATTTAAGAGGTTTTAGAGCTTCTTGTGCAACTAGTGGTTTTATAGGAGACGATGAATTTGTTTTACACGGAGACTTTGATGGTAAAGTGTATAGACAAGAAAGAGGTGGAACATTTGGAGGAACTAATGTGTTCGCTTCTTATAAAACACCTTTTTTAGATTTTGGTAATCCACAATTAAGAAAATTGTTTAGTAAAGTAAGTATATTTACTAGACCTGAAGGAGATAATAACTTTTTGGTTACTGCAGATTATGATTGGGATGATGCAGATGTATTTAGTCCTACAGACTATACAATAGCATCTACAGGAGCTAAAGCAGAGTATAGAGATACTGCAACAAACTATAATACAGCAGGTTTTGTATATGGTGGTGCAACTAAAGCAGTTATCAAACAAGGAATACAAGGTTCAGGAAGTTCTATGTTGTTACGTTTTGTTACAACAAGTAGTGCAAACCCTTATACCATACATGGGTTTGCAATACAATATGAAGAGGCAGGAGTAAGATAATGGCAGGATATGCGAGACAGAGTTCTAGTAGTATACAAGATGGGGAAACAATTACAGCTGCCCCACTCAACAGTGAGTTTGACGCAGTATTAGCAGCATTTGCATTTAGTGGAGGACATAATCACGATGGTTCTTCTACTGAAGGAGCATATGTAGGTATATTAGCGGATGTTGACGCTTTAAATAAAATTGTTGTTGACACATCTAATAATAGACACGGTTTCTTTGTTGAAGTATCTTCTTCTGCTGTAGAACAAATAAGAATACAAGATGGTGCAATAGTTCCAGTAACTAGTAATGACATTGATCTTGGTACAAGCTCTTTACAATATAAAGATATACACATAGACGGTACTGCTTATATAGACACTCTTGAGATACATGTAGGTGCTTCTTTATCTGCAGGCGTATTATCTTTACCAGATGGATCAGCTTCTGCTCCAGTAATTACAAATACAGGCGATACAAATCAAGGTCTATACTTCTCAGGTACAGATGAAATGTCATTTACTGCAGGAGGTACTGCTCAAGTTACTTTTGCTGATGGTGCTATTAAACCAGTTACAGATAATGATATTGACTTAGGTACATCTTCTTTAGAATTTAAAAACTTATATATTGATGGTACAGCTAATATAGATACACTTGCAGGTACTACTATGAGCGGTAACTTAGCTATGGGTAGTAATTCTATTACAGGTCTTGCTGCTCCTAGTGCAGATGGCGACGCTGCAAGAAAAGTATATGTAGATGATTCTATTTCCTCGGCTGAAGGTCTTACACAATTAGCAGGTAATATAAATGTAAATGGTTATTATTTTTATGGTAGTTCTGGAGAAGATGTTAAATTTCAACCTACGACAGGTGCTTCAGTATTATCTACACAAGATACTGATGGGGAGTTTGTAGCTCTTGTTCTTAGAAACGAAAGTGATGCTGCAGACACAACAGGTATAGCTTCTCTTAGATTTGATTTAGAAGACACAGGTGGAAACACAGTAGACGCTGCTAAAATAGCAGTTAAAAAAGAAGCATCTTTTACTTCTACTGCAGCAACTCAAGATTCTTCTATGGTATTCTCTACATCCTTAAATGGCACACTAACAGAATACTTAAAATTAACAAGTGCAGGAATACTAGAGCCTATAACAGATGACACTGTAGATATTGGTACAGCAACAAAACAAATAAAAAATATATACGTAGATGGTACAGCATATATTGATGCAATAGGTTTTGGTACTACTTCTGTAACATTACCAGGAACAGATGGTACAGCTAATCAAGTATTAAAAACAAATGGTTCAGGTACTATATCATGGGCGGATGATTCAGGAAGCAGTTTTGTTTTAGAGGATGATGATGGTACTGAAGTTAGGATAGCTTCTGGTAAAGAGGTTAAGTTTATTGGTTCTGGTGTTACTACAAATTGGACTGATACAGATAATGGTACAGATGCAGATCCTTATGATATAACATTTACTGTAGATGCAGCACAAACAGGTATTACTTCTGTAGTAAATACTAGTTTAGTAGTAGGTAGAGATGCTGATAACGACATAGATTTTGCAACGGATAATACTATTTTATTTAGAGCAGGTGCAGCAGACCAAATTAAATTAGTAGATGGTGCTCTTTTACCTGTAACAGATGCTGATATTGATTTAGGTAGTAGTAGTCTACAATTTAAAGATGCATTTATACACGGTACTTTAGAAGCTGACGCTATTACTGTTAATGGCACAACTCTTGCGGTAACTATAGAAGATACTGCAGGAGGTTTATTTTCAGGAAACACCGAAACAGGTATTACTGCTACTTATCAAACAGCAGATAATACAGTAGATTTAGCTATAGATGCAGCTCAAACAACAATTACATCTATATTAGCTACCGATCTTAAAATCGGTGAAGATAACGAAACTAAAATTGATTTTGAA